AGTTTTAGAACTAAGTTCCTGGGAATCTTATGAGTCGCGTTCAGTAGTGTACGTAGCGAATCAATTTCACCCTGGTCGGTTACTAGCAGTGCCATCTAAACGATCTCCGTGTGTTTCTTACCTATGATATTGTTATTTATACAAAGCTTATAGTGCCAGTTTCATAGAAACCATACACCTCTGTATATTTATAGCATAGACAACTTCAAACTGCATGATGTCGCCTGCATTGAGAGTACGGTTCCAACTTGATATAGTTGTATTTGAATTTTTTCTTGCTACGGAATTTGAAGAAATGTCACCTAATTGAGGTCTTTCGTTTCCGCAAATAGAAGAAAAATTTGGAAAATTATTGTAGTCTACTTTCTTGATGTCCAGTTGAATTTGTCCATCTTGGTCTCCAATAACTGTCCATGACTGCAACTCCCCAGTCACATCTAAAGTCATTTCACCTTTAATTCCTGAAGACATGGGAGCAGATCCTGCATCAATAACAAAGTTAATTGTTCTGGTTAGATCAGCAGTCGTAGAAAGACCAACAACATATACTGTATCACCAGAAGATGGTGCAGTGCTAAAAACTATATTAGTACCGCTGGTAGTATAATCAATACCAGGAACTTGTACTAATCCATTAATAGCAACAATCAATTGCTGGTCATTAACAGGAGTGTATGGATCTCCTGACTGATCAACTAATGGATATCCTGTGGTTGTACCATCAAATACCCAGTTAGTAACATCAAGGATTTCATTACCATACTGTAGATACTTACTAGGAATCTCATAGTTAACACCGACATTATACTTCTGTTGTGGTTCAGAGAGTACTTTGTAATTTGATGACTTAACCGAGACGTTATAGTTAGGCATCAGACAACTCCTGGTGTTACTTCTAGAGTACCTTCAATAACTCGTGTTTTTATTCCTTGAGGCGATGTTAATACAATATCGTATACATAACGCCTTGGGTCTAACCCAGCAGTAACAGTATTAGACATGGTAATTTTTAAAATACCATTATAACGATCAACAAATCCCACAGTAAAATCTGTAGCACTAGAAGAGTAATAACTACGACGCATCTTAGCTTCTGCTGTGTATCCAGTCAGATTAAGAGGAGTTGTGTTATCTTCATTTTGGATATTAAAGGTGGCATCAAAGTCCGTTCCTTTTTCCAATAATAGATTTAGTGGGATTGCTGCCATGGAATCATTCTTCCTTAGGTTCGTCTTTAGTAAGAAGATCTAGAGTTTCTAAACCTCCAACCAGTTTAGTTCTATATTCTTTCAATTTAGTAAGTTGCTCTTCCGCCTGAGCAATCTTTGTTTCTGCTTCTTTTAGTTGAGTTTCAAATTCAGACTTAAGTGAAACGGGGTCCATAATTATCAATCATGATGTCACTATTATTTATTCAACCAGTTTTGCTTCCTCTACCAATGCCAAGACACATGCATCAAAATCTGGATTAGCAGCGTAAATTTCTGCAGCACGATTACCATCAATCAAACCAGATTGGTATTGATTTTCAGCGCATATCTCATCTACCTTATCTAAAATTGCATCAGGAACTGGTGGTAATATCATCTTAATTAAAGGGTCTCTTTTCTCTATGTATTGGAATGGTTGTGGTAATTTGTGTAACACCTGGATCTCCATAATCTGTAGGTGCTGCTGTAGAAGCATACGTTGATGGATTACTGCCTGTGGGAGCAGTTGTTGCAGTCAGAGATATATCAGTTGATGTGGTATAAGTATAATTTCCAAAGGTTGATCCTGCACCAGTACCATCTCCTGGTATACGGAAACCTATTAACACGTGTGCATTACTGTAACTCTGAGTTTTGTTGGTTGTGTTTAGATATACCAAGTAACCATCAGTATCTACTCGTAGATAAGATTCATTGTAGACACTTGATGAAATTTTATTATTTGCGTCACCAACCATTTTATTTTGCCACACTATCTCACCTGTGGTAACTCTAAATTTAAAAAACTGTACTACTTGATCACTAGACGAAATTGCTGCGTATATAAAGTCTCCATCATAACACCAGTTGTTATATGTCCCTTGCCCCTCTGTTGCGGAAGCATCAGTGAATCTCCATCCATCTATTTGATTTAAGTCTGTATCAAAAATATGCCATTGTCTAGGACCACCACCTGCTCCATCATTAAGTTGTGTTGACGCTGCAAGATTTGTTCCATTATCATCCAAACCTTCGTAAATATAGACATTAGAATTTGAACCGATGTGGGTATTTTGAATTGCAACTAATGTATCACAATCCATATTAGTTTTGATAACCGCAGATTGAGACCGACCACCAACATAAGGACTGTGTGTATAATATCCATTCATACGAATGTAAAAATGATCTGCAATTTTATGAGCGTCATAAAAATAACAAGATCCTAATCCACCAGAACTACCAATAAAAATTCTATCTGTTAATCTCGTACCACTATTAGCGTCAAAAGCATAACAAATACCATGTTGTAAATGCCCACCAATTTCATATGGTCTGGTATAATTATATGTTCCAAAAACTACAGGGTTATCAGCATCATTAAATCGTACAGCAAACCCTGCATTGGTGTAAGATGTATTTGGATATGCCCAATGTTGCTGCCATAAAATATTACCATCCGAATCCAACTTCATTAAAAATCCATTTTGCGCTCCAGTAGTAACAATAGATCCAGTAACGTAGATGTTACTAACAGTACCTGGATTTCCAGAAGACCCTGGTTCGTCAAAAGAAATACCTTCAACATATGTTCTAGTACCTACAGTATTGTTAGCACGAAATTCTGTAAGTGCCTTTTGCCATATTACTTCACCCTTTTTACTAACCTTTGTGAGAAATATATTACTATTGATATTAGTAGATTGATATTTACTTGCACCGATCAACCAATTTTGTTCATTATCAAGCTCCAGTACCATTCCTGAAGTAGTCTGCGAAAAGTATCCAGGATTTGCAGGACTAGCATCGGTAGTATGATTATCACCGACAAAAAGCACCCAAGAATTAGAATCAAATCCTGGAACGTATGATAGTAGAATGGGATGCATCATGTTACCTTAACCTCGCAGAACGTTTTTGTAAAGTTGCAGTTTGCAAACTCGCATCATTAATTGGTACTCTACGTACTGGTCTTACCGCAGCAACATCATCTTTATAATATCCATATACAAGTCCATTTCCACCTTGTGTAGGGAACCATTTTCCAGCAGTAACTAAAACACCACTATTATTGCAAGAATCTCCACTACTTGTCCAAAGTTCTCCAATGCCACTTGAAGTTCCCGCACTAGTCAAATCAAATGCTTGAGAACTATTTTGCCACCCTGTAGAATTTTTCAAATTCTTATATACTATACCTGCTTCTTGATGAGCTGGAATATACCAATCATCAAAAACAATTCCGTTTACAGTAATTGACAATGCTTGGACTGTTTGGAAAACGGGGTGAACAGTACTATTTCCTACAACACTTGTATATGTGTTGAAGTATCCATCATATGATGCATTAGGAGCTGTTGTAGTTCCTGGATAAGTATGAGCACCATCACAACTCCGAGTGGTTTTATATTGCCCTATTGATTGCGAAACAGATTTTTCTGCAATGAATATTCTATAGAAAGTTCCTGCTGGATCTAAATTATCAAATGATTCCGCTGAAGTTCTTAAGAGACCTGCATAATAACCACCTTGTTCCTCAACCCAATCTCCAATGCTATAACCATAGTAATTTGGATATACATCATCTGTTGATTGATTTGGATATTGTCTGCCTGCTCCCCAAATAATTCTTACACCGCCATGACCTTGAGGAACATTATAACTTTGTGATCCAGCAGAACCACCTCCAAAAGCAATTGATTGGGTATTGTTCATATTGTGAGGAGAGATGATCACTTCAGACGCTGTGTAACTACCAGTCTCACCACTACCAAAAGGATTTCCTCCAAATGATCCACCTGCGCCACTAGTGCCTTCTCCTTTAAGTCTTACACCACCGCCATCATATCCACCACCATAACTTCCGCCACCGCCAGCGCCACCTTGACCTGATGTTCCAGCATCTGTAATAGTTGGTGAACTTGATCCATCTCCTCCACCTCCATTACCACCATTACCTGAATAACCACCAGCGCCACCGCCACCACCTTCATAAGATGTACCACCAGCAATTGCTCCACCAGATCCTCCAGTGCCGCCGCCATCACCTCTCCAAGATCCACCGCCATGTCCAGCGGTATTACTTCCTTTACCACCAAAACCTGAAACAGTATTGATATTTTGGAAGTATGAATCATCACCATCATTGCCACTAGCAGGAGATCCTGCAGCACCAACTTGTAGGTCATAAGTTGATCCTGGTGATACTGTCAGACTCTGTACATAACCGAGACCACCTCCACCTCCACCGCTACCTGCTTGTCCATCTAGTTTTCCAGCACCGCCTCCACCGACACAAACAATTGAGACTGAATTTATATCCGTTGGACATGTCCAAATATAAGATCCTGGAACAACTATTTCATCTTGACCATTTTCATTATCTAATGTATAAAAGTCAAATTTATTTGTTCCAGAAGTTACTTCACCATTTTCTTTTGAAGAATCATGATTATCAAAAGTTGGAGTTCCGCTATACCAAGAAAGAGTAGAAGATGATGTGGTTAATGTAATTGCTTCATATGAATAACTGCCGTACATACCAAGACCAGATCCATCTGTAGGGAGAGATATAATAAAAGATTTATCAGTACCGTCTCCAACACCATAACCAGAAATATCTAAAGCATTTCTAGTTGCGTTATATCTCATTTTTTTGATATAAACTGAGGGACTAGTCGTTCGTTTTAAAACTCTTGACCATTGTATAGTTTTAGTTGCAATATCAAATGCTCCAATAACCCAGGTACTTTTGCCTGTAACAATAGTTCCAATGTAATTTGCTGCAACGAAATAAACATTAGTTCCATCAGTTTCTAATATTTGGAAGTTAAGATCATTTTCGTTTTGACTACTGAAATGAATTTTAGTTGCATTTTCAATATTTCCAGTAGCATCATTAAATTCTAAAATACCTCTTTGAGATGTTGCATCCTCTCCATATCCAACAAATATTTTTGGCGTTCCACCATATAATACATCTTCAGTTACTATTACTCCATTTGATTTTACACCAGCAATTTGGATATTACTACTAGATGATGGAGATGTAACTCTAAAACTAGTAACATCCCCAGTAGAAATAGTAATCCAAGCACCACTATCTGCTGCTCCTGTTGTATTTGGAGAAACGGATGAACCATTTACTGTGTACGTATAGTTTGCAACATTTGCATATGCCAAATAGATTTCTACTGGACCAGTGATAGCAGGTAAAGTTGTACCTGAGTTATTCCATCCTAGGTAATCTGTATTCGTAGTTTCTGCTTTTGCAAATGTATTCAAACTACCATTGAACATGTAATCTGAGAGGTCACTCGCAACCCACCCAGAAGCTTCTACACCATCTGACCACTGATAAAGTGATCCACCAATAGGATTAGTAATACATACTCCATCTCCTCTAACACCATTTCCCTGGTTTGACTGCCAAGTTTTTGACCATACAACTGTATTACTAGAATGATCTAGTTTAGTCCAATTAAATGTTTGATATCCAGGTTGAACGTTATGGGAATCCAGTCCACCCATGATAACATGAGTGCCATTAGTATGGATTCTATCCCAAGTCTCTTGATAAGTACCATCGGTTTCTCCAAAAGCAGATACCGTTCCATTTGGTAGATTAATTAATATTCTACAAAACTCTTGATACGGAGCATTAATAAGACGATAAAGATTTCCACATACATTACAAATACCATCGTTTGTAACGATCATGTCCATGACATTAGGCATCCTTGCATTTAAAGGATTGCTGGTATCTTCTGCAATATAGTAATCAATAACATCACCGCTGGAAGTATTGATATGACAAACAATTATTTGAGATCCATAACCACTATATCCTTCTGGTCCTCCATTTCCAGCAACTACTAGATAAGTTCCATTTGGAGAAACCGAAATATTTTTTAATCCTGCGTTATCTATATTGGTAGAAAAATATGTTGTCGGAATACTCTTTGCCCATCCCAAAGTTCCATTACTGCTTACTTTAAATATTGCATCGTCAGTAATGCCATAAACATTTCCCGAATCATCAGCAACAACGTCTCCTACACGTTTATCATCTGTAAACGTTGTGTAAAAATCATAAGCAATTGGCTGAGGAAAGGTACTACCACCACCACCCCCACCACTACTAGAAAGCGGTGAGTAACTGAGTAAAAGAGACTGCATCATTATTTAAACCGTGTACCAGAAACATAAGCAAGGTTTGCAGCATGATACATGATAGTAACCATGCTATGAGATTCCATTGTTCTATTACCTGTAGAAGCATCGTCAGTATATCTTACTGTTATACCTGCTCCTGCTTCAATGTTTACATCTTGACTACCATTGTTGAGAATAGTAACCAGATCTCCAGGAGAGAACACTGCGTTATCTAACGTTACTGTTACAGCACCAGATGCTCCATCAACACTAACAACTTTTCCGAGATCACTTGCTTGTAAAGTGTAGTTAGCTTGTATTGAGGTAATTCCTAGTCTCCTAACTGGACCAATTCCATCACTGAGTGTTCCTGAAAATTGTGCATCGCCAGTGGCAGTAATTCTAGATGTCCAACCAGCAGTTCCCGTTTGTCTGCCATGCCAAATGTCACTACTGCCACCAGCAGCGATATAAATTTGACCACCGTTAGTAACACTACATCCAGAGTTTGTTGATGTAGCACTAATGGGAGTATTGTTTGGATCTGTATTGGAATACGAATTATACCCGAAGGGGAAAAGTACTCCAGTATCTTTTATGATTACATTAGTTATGAGGTTACTTGGAATATTAGAATCAACTGTTTTTAATTCTAAGGTAGATGTTGATGAAGATAGAGATCCACTAATTGTCAACTCTCCTGAAACCGTAGCACCAGCTGCAGTGGTTTCAAATTTAGATGTTCCTGAATAATATAATTTTACTGCTCCGTTATATTCACCTGAAATAAATGGATCTTCTAATCCCGTCTTACCTCTTAGAAATATTTTATCGCACTGAATTTGCAATACATCAGCAGATCCAAGATAATAAATTAAAGCTTCGTCAGTATCACCAAGTGTTACACTACTTGCACCAGTATTACCAGCAGCATCTCCAAGTGATACTCCACCAACAGAAATTGCATTGGTTGTAGTAGAACCTCTGCTAGTAATTGTATCAAGGTTATCTGCAACAGAAGATGGGGTAATCCATTCGTAATCAGTACCATTCCAAGATAGAAGTTCTCCAGTAGAAGGAGATCCTGTTCCACCTGTAGCTTGACCTAAGATAGTACCAGGATTTACATAGTCGTAACGTGATTGTGAGTCATCCCATTGAAGTAGTTGATTATTCGTTGGGTTTAAATCAGATCTTACATCATCTAAGTGTTGGATGCTTGGGTAAGTAGCAACGAAATTAGTGCCATCATACTGAAGGAATTCATATTGAGTCGGTGTAGTAGGAATAGATACGTCAGTGAGTCCATCTAGATTTAAAGTTCCTCCACTAACAAGACCAACCCAGGCATAATCTGTTCCATCCCAACTAAGAACATAACCTTGTGTTGGATTAGATTGATTGAGGTGACTATCAACATCAGCATTTGTGTATGCATTTTTCCATTCATAATCACCAGTGCCAGCACCACCGCCAGTTGAATTCCAACTTAAAATTTGTCCATTATTTGCAGTTGACTGGTTGAGGTGATAGTCAACGCCGTCATGGATTACTCCACTTAAACCACCAATACTGGCACCGCTAAAACTGATGGTGCATTGACTGAAATCAAGCGAACAAGCTTGTGCATTAATTTGACCACCAATGTCAATATCCATGCCTTGACTGGCTGCAACCTTACCATTAACATCAACACCATATACGGCATCAGTGATGTTTGCTAGTGCTGCTGGTACAATAGGTGGAGTGTATGTAAATGCACCCGTAGTATTATCGTAACTTAGATTGGCACTCCCAGCAGCTGCAACAGTAACAGATAGATCTCCTAGCGTAAGACCACTAGTCAGATAACCTTGCGCTCCATGATCACCCCATCCATACGCTGTATCCCAGTTACTAATACTTCCAGTAGTTATATTAGCAGCAGGAGATGCTTGGAATACGGGATCTGTTTCTGAGTTTGATGACAAACCCCCATTCCACGATACCCCGTCCCAAGTCCAGGTAATTCCTCCAGATGTAAATGTATCATTCACATTGGGATTATTTGGGAAATTAAGTGCCATTACTGCAAATACTATCTGATAATTTATTTATTATAGTAACCTCTAGGGAACTGCAAACCTCTATTTGGTCTTCTTCCTTGTAAGAATCCCCTCTCCGCAGAATGGTCTCCAGTTGTACCCTCATCAAGTTCTTCTATATTAAAACTACTAGGGGCAGATGCTGTTCCCGTAGCTCTAGTGATACTGGAATACGTAACGTTTACATAATTTGTATTAGTAGTTCCAACTAGTTGATTTGTATCAAATCCTGATACTGCTCCACCAGTTAAGTGTGGCATGTTTACAAGTACAATACCATTAACTTCTACACCAAAAACCAAATAATAACTATTATCTGTAACTGGACTTCCCGCAGCACCATGTTTTTTCCAGGAAAAACTATAAAAATCAGTTACTGGAATATCCATCCACCTAGCTGGATCTGCGTGAGGTACGGTATAAGTACCTCCAGAATGCGTAACAGTACAAGAATGATCTCCTGTATTTGCTCTAATCCATGTGCCAGTGTATATTCTAAGAGAATTAATTGATGATCTCCATGGATGACCACTGGGTAATGTGAAAGTTATCTCTGGTTCTGGGACAAGATATGTTGATGTTAATCCATCAAATATGTTATTGTATGAATCTGTTGCAAATTCTTGCAAAAAATCGCCCGATAAATATCCAGACCAATTTGATTCGTAAAAATTAAAATCTGCCATCAGGTAGTCCTAGCTAAGAATAGTGTTCCTGTTGTTGTGTTATTGGCAATCCCATCAAAACCAGTTTGTTGAGATTCATATGAAGCAAGAATAATTGTATATACTTCAGATGCACTAATAGTGACTGTATCTCCTGGTCTAAATGATATCAATCCAGGTGTTGTTGCGACTTGTAAAATTGCAAAATCATCTGGCAGATAATATGGACATGGAATCATTTTCTGAGATAATGGAATAGTCTTGATTGGTTTAAACCAATCAGCATTTGAACCTATTTCTTTTCCATTATATTTGTCATATGTACTATTCCTATAGTAAACGGAAGATGTATTTCCATCAGCTGTATTAATATTATGAGTGTAAACATCAGACATATAATTGGTACTATTATTTCCTCTCATATATCCATAGAAAGCACTTCGTGCCTGACTTTGACTAGTAACTGGTTCTTCATTTGGAGCACTTCTGCTACTATAATAAGAATAAGTGTATCCAGGCATATAAGTTGCCATCGCAAAATCGCTACCTCCAGATGAATAGTAAGAAACAACACCACCTAAAAATACATCATCTAAATCAAAAGTACCTGCACCATATCCATCACCTGCACAAAGAGTAAATGTTGAATTAACTTGAACAACTTCATTAATTACAGAACAAAATTGAATTACGGAAAATTTAGTATCTTGAGGAGATTGTGCTCTATAAGTTCTAATTTGTAACGGATATGATGTAGGTGTTGAGTCATTTGAAACATTCCAATAGTTAGTATTAGAATGAGTAGGACCGTAATTACTATACTGTACATCTAATCCTTGATATCCAGAGAACGCTCCAAGATTAGTGTCTGTAGTTTCTGCTGAAGCAGTTCCTGCACGATTCATCCAATCCCATCCACTACCACAACCTATGTAAAGTTTCCAATTAGTTGACGACTCTTCTTTCAATGTAAGACAATAATATCCATATCTATATTTTTTACTAGAATCGTTTTCTATTTTTAACACAGCAAAATTGTCATTTTTCTGGAACATAGTAGAACCAGCGCCTAGAGTGGTTGTATGAATCTCTGCTATTCCATCATATGCATTATTAGAAGTTTCTGGTGTACGTACACCAAACCGAATATCTCCTGTGGTAGCATTAAATCCAACATCTTCACCAGGAATTGTAAATACTTCCTGAGGATTCCAACCAGATCCAACGGAATGGATTGTTACATTGCCCAATCTTCCATTGTTATATCCATGCCTCCAAATTCTCAATTTAAGTTCTGACCTACTACCAGATGCTGGAACTGTATATTTCCAGTATCCATTATACCAAGTACTGTGGTTTATAAAACCAGGAAGTAAAACAATTTCTCCTTTTGCTGTTCCAGTAGATTCACTACAGTAAATATATTTTACTGTCCCATCTTCTCCAGGTTCATTTGTAAATGATGGATTTAATTCTGATGTGGGAACTGTAGGTTCCGCTTCGGTTTGAGGACGACTAGATGTACCCCAAGTTAAACTTGCTCCTGGAACACAACTAATGTTTGTAGTGTTGGAACGATAAGATACATTAGTTTCATTTGCTGGATAAGAACCATACGTAGGATCTTGATAAACAATTCTCTGATCGTTATTAAAACCATCTGTATTCATACAGGCAGTTAAATTTGTACTATTTCCAGGAGCATTTGCAAATTCAATAACGTCACCCATGTAGACGTTAATTGTGGGATTGATATAATCAGATGCTTGCTGTGCTTCCTGTGTCCAAACATCAATAGTTGCTGAAGTAGCAGCATTGCCATCTAAATCAATCTGCGTTCCACTATTAGCATTTGCTAGTGTTGTTGCTATTTGAAAACGATCTTTACTAGTTTTAATTACATAATATACCGTGTCAATAGTTACAGTTGTTCCTACATTGAAAATTGTGTCTGTTTGACCTTTTGCATATCTAACTGCATCTCCTGTTTCAAATCCATGGCGTCTGTAGATAAATTCATCTGACGTTTGATCAACAAATCCTGAGTAATAAGGAGCAGTGTAATTGATGATTTTTTCAACTTTATAATCTGAACCAACTTCAGTAACTAAGTACTTTTGAGTTAATGCCCCACCGTAATTATAATCTGGTCCTTGGTCACCACCATTAGCATGATACCAGTTTGTGTTTATCTGACCATACTGATAAAAATTATTATTTGGCGTAATACATCCTTGTGGAACACCAGTTCTTTCTGTCCCTGCATTAAGACCTAATTGAGAAAACGCTGTTTCTAAAGCATCCATGACGTTTGCTTTGGTCCAACCTGCATTACCGTTGTTTACGTCAATGATTGATGTTGCAACTGTCATGTTAATTATTCTCCGATTTGTAGTGCCGTTAGAGTGACTGTAATTGGGGTAGTATTGCCACTTCTATTAGTGACGGAAAGGTAAATATTATCTGTTCTAGGATTATCGTTGTTAAATCCCATAATACCAGGAGAGGTTAGAATAGATTCTGCTCCACTGGTTCTTACTTCAGCAATAACACCGCTGCCTGGGGTAGGATCTTGTCCTTCGCTACGTGTTAAATCTGCATCTCTGGATGCATCATCAACATATACTCTTACCCATGCTGCAGTATCAACTGTAATTTTGAATAAAGTGTAAGCTTTATACCCAGTAATATTTAGTTCTGTAGTATTATTATCAGCAACCGAACCTGTAGTTCCAGTAAGATCTTGAATCTGTGGTACAGATGATCCGCCAGTTGCGGTTAGAACACCGTTACCATCAATAGATAATCCAGAACCAACTTTAATACCACCAAGAGTTGTTGGTGATGCTATAGGCAATGTATAAGATCCAGTGTTAGCACTAAGAACACCATCAACGTCAATACTTAAGTTAGCACCAACCTTAATACCGCCAAGTGTTCCTGCTGCAGCAATAGGAAGTGTATATGCTGGAGGAATTGTAGGTTTATTTAAAATTTCTGCTAATCCAGATGTAGCATTCCAATCGGCATTGACTGGTTCTGTACTACCAAGAGTAATTCTATTGTTAGCACCATCCCAACTTACTGTTGTACCACCACTACCAGCAATCTCAATCTCATCATCATTATTGTTAGCATCACGGAGAGTAAGGATGGCATTGTTACTGGTGGTGTTTGATCCTAATAGATCATAGGTAGTTCCACCTCCACCACTTACAGTGACAGTTGTATCAATTGAGTTGTTTGCATCGTTATATGTAAACGTAATTCCTGAATGAGTTCCATTAGTAAACAACTGAGCAGCAGCATCTTGTGCATCTTCTGATGTAAAAGTACCACCAGAACCAGAAGATGGCGCTCTGAATGTAATTGTATTAGCGTCAGTTCTTTCTACTGTTAATCCATCTGCACCTGCAAATTTAATACCATCAGTATTACCATCACTATCAGTCATTACGAATAATGAATCTGCGGTGCCAACAGCAGTTTCTGCAGAGATAGAATAAGTAGTATTTGTTACATCATTATCTAATTCAATTTCATCCCCAGTTCTACTGATTGATAGTCCAGTTCCTGCAACTAAAACAAGTTGATCAGTAGTGCCACCAGAATCTTCAAGTCTGATTACTTTTCTTGCAGCATTTTCTTCAGTACTGCCACCAGTGTAATCTAGAGCATTAATTGTATATGTTAATTGACTGTTACTTAATAGAGTTGCAAAATCAGATGAAGTTACACTGTTAGTTGTTACTAACCTCTGACTGGTCCAACTGACACCGTTGGAATAGTACATGGATCCAGTATCATCTGCATATGCAAAGAGACTTTCCGATGCTCCTACTGGAGGGAATGCCGCTACGTTAGCATGTAAGATTGATGGTGGTGTAGAACTTCCACTGCCACCTGCACCACGTGGAGTTGCGTCTGTCCATTGAGACGAATCTCCATCTTGATAAAATATTTTTAAAACTCCAGAAGTTGAATCCCACCAAAGATCTCCATCAGTAGGACTACCTGGAGCTGCATCAGAAGTAGTTACCGAAGCACCAGCAGCTCCACCATAACCATTTGGTGATGCATCCACCCATTGGATTGAATCTGCATCTTGGTAATAAATTTTTAGAACACCATCGTCAGATTTCCACCACAAGTCTCCCACCATTGGTAAACTCGGTGCAGTATTTCCAACTGTTAGTTTTGAATATTCACTAAGATCTACTAATGGGGGAGTGTAAGTAAAACTATAAGTGTCCCCGATTCTTGCTAATTGAAGAGAACCAGATCCTGCAGCAGGATTTTGAGTTAAACTAATATTAGTTACATAACCATTTACTGCATGGTTACCCCAAGTAAATGCAACGTCCCAATTAGATATATTGGCTGACGTTATATTAGCAGCAGGAGATCCTACGAATATCGGATCCGCCTCAGGAGTATTCGCTAGGTTGAAGAGATCCTGAGCGATTAGGTTAATTTCTTGCCTCTGCTCTTCCAGACTAAAAGATTTGGCTACATTCCTGAGTACCATTAGATATTATAGTTATAGAACAGACTTTTTGTTATTTATCAGCTCTTCATGATGAATGCTAATGCGTAGTATTCTGGAATCACATTAAATGAAGTTCCATTACCTACATTTTTAGTTGATGCAGATCCTCCTGGTTGAGTTACACCAGGACCGCCAGGACTTGTGTCTCCTCCACCATTTGAACTGGTAGTTTGTGCGCCACCTTGATCAGTAGTTCCACCAGTACCACCCGTAGTTCCACCACCACCATTTCCAGTATTTCCGCTGACAGAAATTGCTGTCCAGTGAGTATGATCACGAGTAATACCTGCAGTAGTACCACCATGAGTATGGTTTCCTACTCCAGCAGTGTAAGCATCATATTCAGAGTTACACAGCGCAATGCCACTACCCTCTCCATTATGATCAGATCCAAAACTAGATCTTGCATATAAGTGAGCATGAGCTCCTGCATTACTAGTAGTAAAAGCGTGCTCATGATTCTGACTTTGGTAGGAACTTGTAGCACTTCCTGATCCACTAAAGGAATGATAATGCGAACCAATAGAATGAGTATGATTGCCCATTCCATGGGAGTGATTACTAACGGTATGATCGTGAGCAGTTACGGTATGAGTATGATTACCAACACCATGAGCATGTGGATCTATATCATGTGCATGAGATGGCAAGTGAGTTTCTGATAAAGAAACGGAATTTGATCCGCCCGTAGCACCAACCTCAATACCACCAGTTCCACCAGGAGCACCATGAATTGCAGAAACCTTTGAACAAGATATATTGCCTGGTTGTGCTGTGCAAGTTTGATCAAACTGTATGGGACCAGGAGAGTCTGAAATAACACCAGCAATACCAGTATCTAAAGTGTTAATCTTGGCGACAAGTTTACCACCTTGAGAATGACCAAACAGATAAACATCTCCAATAGTTTTGCTACCACCCTGAGCAGAAATATATCCATTCAAGGAATTTTTAACCCATCCAACTGCTGCTCTTGCATAAGGTAAGTTATCTCCTATTAAGAAGTCTGATTGCTCTGTACCAACGCCAGTTAAATTAAATTGTCTATCCTGAGCAATATGATCTTGGGGGTATGCAACAGAGAAAATAATCTTATCTCTTACATTGAGATTTGTATAATTAGCACTTGTAGTATCAGTGCCTACAAATCTCTCAAGCATATCCGATGCTGCTTCTCCAATAGTTGAGCTTCCACCCTGTTGTAGTGTTCCGTGGAATAAAACTACAACATCAACTTGAGATGCGGACAAACCTGTAGGAACATACAATTTACCCATAACTGGATATGATGTATTACCTATAGTATGAGTTTGCCCATTTGAAGGAGCGATAGCAAACTCTACATTTGTAATTGCATTACTACCAGCATCTGATGAAACAGCAGTTCTAATTGCTGCCTGTAGTGTAGCATCTGTTGTAAATGCATTATGTCCTCCAGTAGCAACTGTTGTGAGAGTTGCTGTAGCATTAGAACTGATTGCCTGAACAGAAGATACATAAGCTTGCAACCATGTTGGTTGGTTACCACCACCAGTATCATCATCTAGCGCCTGGAGGAATTCTATTGGCGCATTATGTGTGCTAGTCCAACTCTCAAGACCAATTGTCTCATATACTGATGGTCCGCTTCCATCTGAACCGACACCCATAATAAATTTTTCGGTAAGATTTGGAGTTCCGTTTGTTCCATCGCAAAGATACCAACCAGCAGGTATTGTTGAAACAGCACCACTCCACATAATGATGCCTCCCGATGGGAAAGCAGAAGCGCCATTTGCTGCAGCAGTGATTTGCCCCTGAGCGTTAATAGTTATAGTCGGAGAAGAATATTCACCAGCAGTAACACCAGTGCTCGCTAAACTAAGAGTTCCTGTACTTGTTATAGGTCCGCCAGATAATCCTGCTCCAGTATCAATTTGAGTTACTGCAGATGTTAAGAAAACACTCAAGTTTGGTGGAGTATAAGTAAAAACACCACTGCTAGCATCATAACCAAGATTTGGAGTTCCAGTAGGAGAGTTCTGAACAACAGAAATATCACCTAAAGAAATTCCTCCGTTATCGGACTGAGTAATCCAAGATGTTCCATTATATTTTAAAACGTCACCCATGTTAGGAGATGATGCACTAACATCAGAAAGATCATCTACTGCTACTGATGTTAGATAACCTTGTGCTCCATGATCTCCCCAACTATGTGCCGCGTCCCAATTACTAATTTTAGGCGATGTAATAGTTGCAGCTGCTGATGCACTATAAATTGGATCTGTTTCTGTAAATGATGTTAGATATCCTGCTTGACTGTGATCACCCCAATTGTATGCAACAGTCCAATTAAACTTATCTCCTGCTGTTGCTTGTAAGTATGGAGAAAGATCTGGGGGAATATATCTAAATGTACCAGTTGTATTATCATAACTTAAACCACCATCTCCACTTGCAGTTAAGTTACTTCCTGCAGAAAGATCCGCAAGACCAATACCGCCGCCTCCGCCACCGCCACCGCCTCCAGTGAGGTCTGATGCAGGTGACCATGTACTACCATCCCATTTAAGAACTTGACCTACTGCAGGGTTTGGAGCGTTTACATTTCCAATGTCACTTATGCTTGCTATAAATTCTGTGCCAGGACTCCAATTAGAACCATCCCATTTCAATACATTTCCTACACTAGATGTAGTTGTATCTACATCACTCAGATCATTTATACTTGATGTAATTGTCAGATAATTACTGGTATTAGGTGGCGTATAAAAGAATGTTCCTGAGATATTATCGTAGGAAAGGTTTGGTGTTCCTGGGGATGTAACCGCGACTGAAAGGTCTGTTAAAGAAATACCACCGCCACCTGATCCACCACCTGTGAGATCGGAAGCAGGTGCCCAATTAGTACCATTGTATTTTAGAACTTGCCCTGGAGTTGGAAATGGAGCATCAACATTTTGCAGATCTCCAATATCAATATTTACCGATCCACTAACAGAAAGATCACCTATAATATCTACGCCAGTGTTACTGGTTGAAAGTCTGGTGTTAGTACCAAAATAAAGTTGAACAGGTCCACCTTGAATACCTGTAATATAGGCATCACCTTGCTGAGTTTTTGGTCTAATAATTAATTGATCTGAATCAATAAATGAAGTCTGAATACCTGGAGTACCGTCAAAATATAAACTAAGATCATTGTTAGTACCAATTTTTAGTACATCATTATCGTCAAAAGTTATATCTCCACCAGTAGTATTACCTCTGGAAACTACTGCAGCAAGAGTATCCGATTCTGCAGTTAAATAACCAACCGCATTGTGATCTCCCCAACTATATGCTGCATCCCAATTACTAACATTTGCACCAGGAGCATACCCTGCTTGACTATGATCACCCCAACTATATGCTGCGTTCCAATTGACTATTAAAGTATTGGTGATGTTTGCAGCAGGTGATGCGTAAAATAGAGGGTCAGTTTCTGCAGTTAAATATCCAGCAGCATTATGGTTACCCCAACCATATGCAACATCCCAATTAGATATTTGTAAAGACGTTATATTTGCAGCAGGAGATCCTACAAACACAGGATCTGTTTCTGCTGTGTTTGCTAAAGTATAAACATCTTGAGCAAGAAGATTAATTTCTTGACGTTGTTCCTCAAGACTAAAACTTTTTTGTACGTTTCTAAGTACCATTAGACTTCAGCAATTGTTGTAATAGAGATTTGATCTCACCAATCTCACTTTTTACATAGTCTAATTCCTGTTCCATATTCTGAAATTTAGTTCTAGACTTTTTATATTTTTCAAAAGCAGATCTGTCGGTATTTATGATTGCACCTGTATCTGTATCGCGATACAGGTGATCTTCGTTCTTCACTTTTATATGTTTCATAATGTAACCGTAAGTTGCTCACTATTATCTTCAAAACTTCCCACAATATATGTACCATTAATTTTCCAGTAACTCATATAAATGTGAGTGTTTCCGCTTCCGCTTCCACCACGAAGTTTGAAAGTTGTAACAGTACCCGCAGTTTGAGCAGCTGAAGTTAGATCTACTTCCGTACAAGTGCTGCCGCTGTGACCAGTGCTGGAGAAACTGCCATTATTGAATGAATATTCAATAGTAAAACCATTCGGAGTTGCAAGACCCATCTTAAATTCAGTAATACTGCCAACTCCTACACTAAACGTAAATGTCATAGTAACTGTTGTGCTACTTGAGTGAGAAACACCAGTTCTATTTGATGTACTACATGCTTGCACCAGTCCAGTTCCTTCACACCAAATATCATGAGATGAAGCTTTTGAAATTGTAGTAGTAACACTACTACTGCCACCACCACCAAAATCTACCCAATTACTTCCATCATAAATTTTCATTTTGCTATCTGTGGTGTTATAATATTGATCTCCCTCATTCACACCAGTTGGTTCCTGTGATGATGGATAAGAACCCCAGATAATTCTATCGTTCAAATATATTGCATTAGAAACATATACATTTTTCCAACGTTTAATATTGATTCCGAGATCTTTTGAATTACCTGTAGCAGGATAAAAAGAACCAGAATTAAATTCTGAATGTACGCTACCATTAGTTGTAAGGATCTCAAAAGTATCAGCAATAGTATTGTAATCAAAACCAGCGTTGGTACTATTGATAAAAAGTCTTCCTGATGTCATAACACCATTGGAATGAGTTTCAAACTTCTTAGTTCCATTATAATAAAGTTCTACTGCACCGTTATCATAAAATGCTGCCATTGATTGATTAATATCAGCATCGGTAAAACGAATACCGTTATCACTCTGTAACCATAATTGACCAGCAGTATTTTTTATTCTAGAATGATTATTAGATGAATCATGGAAAATCTGTAAGTCATTAGCAGCGCCACATAAAAGTTTTTTGTTATCTAAGAGTTGTATATTATTAGATGGTTCTACATTCTGACAAAATATATGACTGGAAAGTCTAAGACTTCTATTAAGTTCCCATTCGTCTGTGGTGCCATTATAAGTAAGGGCTGCATTAGAACCAGCGACTGTGAGACCTGCACCATTAGCAGTTCCATTATCAGTAGCATTACTAGCTACGATAATATTTTTATCTGTTATAGTAAGATTTTCAGAATTGACAGTAGTAGTGACACCATTAACCTGAAGGTTACCAGCAATAACAAGTGTACCTGTATTATCACCAACTGCTGCAGGATCAATTGTCATTGATGCTGGTCCAGCAATATATCCAGTTAATGTAAGATTATTAAATGTAGGTGAGTCGGATGTTTCAGTTCCCTGTAAAGATTGTAGGGAGGTTACATTTGACTGGAGAGTGGTAACTTCACCGTCAATAGTGTTGACATCATCTGCAAGAAGATTGATTTCTTGACGCTGTTGTTCAAACGTAAAGTTTGTTGCTACGTTTCTTAATACCATTATTCCTTACCCCTTAGTATGATGCAACTGCTCTTAGATCCTGTACTTTAGGAACAAATGCAGGATTGCTAGATTTCATTACAATTTTAATAGCAAAGGATGAGAACTCTGGAAGATCTTCTACACTATATGACAACTCTTGATATGAAGATTGTTTTTCTGCAATAGCACTAATTGAATTTTCTGATGTTGCAATTATATCAACATCTGGAGATCCATTTTCATTGAAATATACCCATTCAATATCTTCAAAATTTTCTTGTGAAGATGACTTCTTGAATCTATACATGACTCTAATGTTTTCAATATCGGAAACATTAACAGTTGTTTTAACATCAATTGCCGTAGCAGGATTTTCAATCGCAATCTCTTTAGTTACATACTTTGCTGCTGAAGAACTATTCTTGGATTGGGTATCTGGAATAAAGTCAATACCATCTGTATAAGTTACTTTAGATACTTCTATAAAGTCATATTCATCTGCTGGTTGATCCACATACGAAATAAGATCTCCAACTCGGAAAATGTCATCGTCTTGCGAATCTGTACCAGCATTTCTGGTAAATTCAGCACCATTTACAATAGCACTATCGTAATCATTTGAGATTGGTTGTTTATCATTTACTATGGTCAACTGTCCATTCTTTTGATTCCATAGAATAATTTTACCTGTAATCTTATTATCATATGTTTCTGCAAGCACCGATGGGTTTCTAGCTGTTACATATGTTGGAGGAACAACAGTGTTTGGAATTTGGAAAATTACCTGAGATGCCCCTGCTAAATCAACAGTGGTAGTACCAGCAAATGTTTGACCAGAGAAACTTAATTGTTCACCAGGAGTAAACGCATTAGTAGTTTTTAGTTTAACGAAGATAGTGGTTCCTGATACTTTAATGATATCTCCAGATGCGTTTGTTGTAGATCCTTGAACAGTTTGATTATTTTGAATAATCTCAGTTTGAGTATCAATTCCAGAAACTGTAAACGTATAAACTGGATAGAACTCTAGAATTTGATTTCTTCTGCCAAATCTATCTTCTTTTCCTTTAGCATTTTCAACTTTATTTGAAATAGTTTTTACTGTAGAACGTGATAGATCAATAAGTGGAGACAGATGAGAAACTGTACTTGATAAATCTACCTTGTAAAGTAAAGAGTTATCAATATTATTGACAATTTGATTTACTCTAGAAGCAACAACTTTTTGGTTGATGAAATATACATCTTCATTCAAGAAAGTTTTTTCATATTCAGTCTGAGTGTATGATGTAAAGGTATTAACATTATCATCAACTGGAGAGACGTTTGTTGTTTTTACGAAGCTATTGACAGAAGTTTGTGCAAATGTTAAGGTAGGAACGATTGCATGAATCTTTTCAAACTTTCTGTTATAAGATGCTAGGATTGTATCTCCTCCACCAAATGCATTTGTTGAAGATCTATTTGATGATGTAATAGTATAAGAATCAATTCCAGTATTTGTTACTTGGAACAATCTGCTGTTTAGTTGTGATGCAGCAATTCCACCTACATCTTTGGTGTTCTTAAAGAACACATAAGAATTACCGTATGAATCAAAACCATTATCTGCATGATTTACTTTGACGACAAAGTTATTATTTTTGAATAGTGATGATGTTGCCGAAGTATTTGATTCTGCATTTGTCTCAATACAATTTACATCTAGTCTTTCATAACCTAGATCCTCATTGGTCATAACAATAGAGGCAGTTCTTGAAATATCAAACTCTGCACGATGCAAAGTGAACTTAACGTCTTCAAAAAGATCTTCAGTCCAATTACTAGTATTTTGAGACTTAAACAGAGATCCAAGAGCAGGTTGTGTAGTGACGATTGTACTTGTAGCAATCTCAACTTCACCGAGTTTTGATGCCCATAGTTTATAATCAATTGAATCGGTCTCAATTACTAATGCATATTCAGTATCAGATTCTAGGAATACTGGATAATCAAACTTAAAGTTTGTTGGAGTTGTTGATGCAGTAACTCCTGATTGATCAGAAGAGATACCCATACGAACAGCAGGACTATCAATTGTAATAAATGACTCAATTTCAGCACCAGAGTTGCCAGTACCAGTTCCATTAATTACAACTGCAGGTGGTTCTGTATATTCTGAACCAGAAAGTACAATTTCAGTATGATATACTTTACCACCAGAAACTCTAACTGTAGCGGTTGAATTACCACCGCCTGGTAGTTGAGGACTCTCAATAGTTAAAATTGCAGAATCATATTCAGATCCAGTATTCTTAACTCTCAGGTCAGTAACTCTGCCAGAATCTTTTGCAATCTTGAGAGTTGATGTAGTATTGTTTAAATTATTATTTAAAGTTAGTGAAGGAATTTCTAAATTCTCATCTTGCTGGAATGATCTTCCATTATGATTGTCAAGAATCAATGTATAAACTTGATCACTAGTCAATGTAATAACACCGATGTTTGAAGCAGTTACTTCAATGTTGTTTTTATCAAAGACCTTAGAAATTGGACCAGATGCATTTGATAATGCTCCAGTAACATTTTCTCCTCTGGTGATAGTCAGAGTTTCATTTGCTACAACTCTCAAATAAGTTTCTGGACTTAGAACTTTTTGAGTTCCTGGAACAATATTCTTTCCTGGTTTACCACTTTGTACATCAGTCAAATAAACTCTTAAAGGAATCTTATCACTCTTAGCAGAGAAGAATAAATCAAGACTTGTCGCAAAGACACCGCCATCAAATCCTTCTACTGTAAACGTTTGTGCTAGAGGGTTAGGTTTGATTGGGTTTTCTGTATTACTGTCTGTAATTTGAATACCTTCATTAGACTTAAAGAACGAAGGAGAAGTTGAAACAATAGATGAAGGATTTTCTGGTAAAAGACCAGTAGCATAGAACTTAACTTCTGCATAAGTATCTACTTCATCTTTTGAAGCATCTGTTGAACTAGATGTAAATCTAATGGTTTTTACTCCAGTAGTAAATCTGATTTCATCTGCATCGTCATCGTAAATAACAGTATCAACACTGCCAGACCATACTGCATTTTCTCTAGGTGGTTTGCCTGCTGGTACAAGAATAATACCACTAGCATTTCCATTTTCATCGGTTGTTACCTGACCGTTAAATGCAGATAAAGAATTACCTGGAATGCCAGTATATTTGAAATCAGGATTAACCCAGCGAGCAATATCTCTACCTTCCATGAAGACCGAAATATTAGTATTTGGTTTTAGTCTACTAATGTTAAACTTGACAGGAATACTTCTAGCAAAGAACGATAGGGAAGTTGATACTACGTTAGTTCCAACACCTTTTGTTGTAAGTCCTTTACCAATTTCATTATTTTCTGGACTGATATTAGAAGAACTGGAAACAGATGCATTTGTTACAGAAGCATCTGCCACTGTGGTATTAACATCAGCAAATGAATTGATATTAAAGAATGATCTATTTGCACCTAACCAGTTTACTTTATATGAATTGTAGATACTTGAGAATGCGTCACGTAATTCATTCTTAGCAAGGAAAATAGAGTATAAGTTAGTATTGTTGTCATTTACCAAAGGAGCAACACTACTGTCATACCAAGAATCTACATTAGGACCTATAAATGCGTCTCCAACATATTGAAGAACAACAAATGGATTCGGATTAATTTCTTTGGTTGCAAAAGCATTTCCAAGAAGTTCTAGTTCTGTATATGGAAGTGTAACGCGATCTCCGTTTCTTACGTAACCAGAAATAGATCTTTGGTCATCTCTTTGATTAACCTCTACAAGATTCATAGAATCTTCTTTAGACTGAGGTCTCATGACAGATTGCTGAGTGTCAATAGAACACTTGTAATCTAGGGATCTTAGCGAACCAATCTTATGGGTCTCAAAATTGTCTACAACAAAACCACTCTTGAATCTGTTGACACCAGAGGCATCAATAATTTGCATGTTCAATGCCTGTTGTTCCAGAACACTTAATAAGGTATAATATTCTAGACGCTCAATACGCTTCTCCAGTTTACCAATGTCACGCATTGTGTAACGACGGTTGTCAACTGGAGTAGTTCTTACATCTTTACTAGACTTGGTGAATGCAGGAACATACATGTAGTACAAAGGTACTGCATCACTGATAAGATCTGGTTTTGTTGGATTTAATGAAGAGTTGCCTTCCTTAACAATAAATTGTCCTTTCTTATCTAAGAAGAGGGCATCAATTCTATCAAGATATTGTTTCTGAGTAAATGAGAATGTAAACTCTAGATTTGAATCTGGCGCAGGAGTGCTCGTAATGACACCACCAGTTCCAGTAAACGACCTTGTATTAGCAGCTGATAATAAAGCGTTGTCTTGGAAACCAGAGATAATAGCATCATTATCTACTTTTGGTCTAAAATCTAAAACATCATTTAGGGAAATTTTACCTAGCGTAGGAGAGTTATATGATGGAATATCTTCAGGTCCGACACCAGCCTCATGAAGATATGAATCAACTGTACAGAAGTCTCCTTTAGTGTGTTCAAAATAATCAAATGCAATTACAAGTTGACCCTTAGGAGGTTCGTATCCTGGTTTTACAACCAATCTAGACACGTCATATACAGTATCTCTCTGTCCGTCATCAAATGTAAATCTATTTGATACATCAGTTCCACTAACAAGATTTCCATTTCTATCAACTACTGGTGGTTCTGATGGGGAACCTTCATAAACGTATCTTAAATTGTATGCATCAGCATAGGTATAAACTGTAAGACTATCGGTATCGTAATCACTTCCACGGAAAGGAATAACACTATCACCAGGAGAATCAATAACAATTCTCTTATTTACGACTGCAGTCTTTAATCTTGGTTTTGCTTTGGTAACTTCTAAAGTTGCTGTTAGTTTAAGTGTTGGATATTGACCACCTGTAGGAATAGATCCGAAATAATTAGGATCTAAATCTAACTTGACACTACCAGAAGTTAATCCACTTGCAGAATCTGTAGAAGACTTAATTGAAACTTGATTTGAAGTGATATAAACAATATCACCCTTTACGATATTTGGAGCATCCCCTGGATCAAGAACTGTTACAATGAAATTACTTTCGGAGAATGAAACAAATCTCTGGGTTCCGAATGGTAGTTGTGCTGCAAATGTAATCGTTCCTGCACCACCTACACCAGTAGCAACAAAGTCTCTTCTGAGATAATATGTGATTTTAGAATTTTCACTATCAGCAACAATAGAACTAATTTGATTAGAACCTGTTTTGTAAAGTAAAGTTCCTTGATTGAAATTATCAATTAGTGGACGAACACGTACCACACTTGTATTACTTACATCATTAGGTAGTGATCTATCTAAGTAAATTCTAGATTTTAATACACCTTCTGGTTTAGTTGCCGATTGTACAATAGCACGAACAATAAGATCACTAGAATCCGTAAATTGAATTAGATCTCCTTGCTGAAGGAATTTGGTAGAATCTCCTCCAAAACCATTACACTCAATATACTTTCTGCCAGTAGAACCACTAAATGTAAAATCTGTAATTGATACAGTTTCTGCAAATTTTTCTTTGTTTACTTCAATGTCAGAAGTAAATACGTTTGAATTACCTGATCCATATTCACAGAAGAATGACTTGACATTTTGTGGAGTGTATGTTACAATAGAGTTTCTAACAAGAACAGGTGTAATAACAGCAGCCGTTGGATTTCCACCATTATCTCCTTGAATTACATCAACAATAGGTGGTCTTGAATATTCGTTTTTGAATAGTTCTCTATTTACAACAGTTGCTGAAACAATAGAACCACTGCCAAGATTTAGTTGTACCTTTGATGAATCAAACTCTACACCGTTAATTCTTAAACGAGATCCATCAACATAATTTAAACCTCTACTATTAACAATAAAGTGAGAGATTGTATTATCTTTAGCAACTCTTACCGAGAAATTATTTTCGTCACGAATTGTTTCTCCTGACTTAAAATTGCCAAACAGGGTCTTGACCATCAAGGTCTTAACTGTCGTATAGAATCCGTTGGAAGGACCCTCTACAACGCCATATGCACCGCTCTCAAGTCCATATACATATTGACCTGGAGCAAATCTTCCATCAGCAACAATTTCTTCATCCAACATGATTTTGGTGAAGAATTGAGGATCAAAATATGATAAACCAAATGTAGTATTATATACTGGATCTCCGTTTGATAAACGACCTTTTGATACAACAGAATCTGAATCTGGGTTAAATCCAGATCCTTTTTCCATTAAAGTAAAGTTACTTGGTTTTGCTAGACCGATTACTGGAGTAATAGTTTCATTATAGTCTACAATAGTTCCAAATGGAGTTGCTGCTGTGATAGCATCATTTTCGCTTAAGTAAATTTCTCTGTACTTAGAACCAGAAGAAGTATCATACTCTAAGAAATACTGATCTAAGAGATCTTTTCTTCCAGTTACTGTTAACTCTAAGTATGTTACTCCTGTATTTGGATTTACTTCAACTCTACGTACTTTTGAATATGCAATAGAATTGACTGAGTTAACTACTGATGGTTCTCCAATATCAGTTCTTGATTGAACAAACCATACAGTACCTAAAGTGCTTTCAAAATTTGCATCTGTTAAAGTAGAATATGTATTGGCATAGAATGTATCTACATTAATATAGATGGTCTTAATACCTGTATTGACATCAAAGAAAGAACCTCTACGATTTAGAGTTTGTTTTAAATCGTTAGTTCCTTCTGTATCATTGAGACCAATACTTCCATCATTAAAAGATGAGCATAAAAATACATTTGGATATGCCGTTAATTCAGCACCCTCAGCATTTAATGGAATCGTTCCATATGTATTAGTTACTTTATAAGTTGGAAGACCTTGCGTCTTCAACCTAATATCATCTCTATCTAAAGTTTCTCTTGCTTTGTTTATAGTTACATACTTGGTTTCCTTGTTTACAATCTCAAAACCTTTAATGTATGCTTTACCTGGACCAATACTAGCAACTAGTTTTTCTTTTGCTTCCTGTAGTTCTAAACCATTTACAAAACCAAATTCGTCTCTACCATATACACCTAGATTACCATTTTCTTGCAAATACTCTCTAATATCAAGAGAAAAATTATCTACGACATAATCTCCAGACTCATCGTAAGTTCTTCTAGCTAGAGTATTTTCTAGTAAATTATAATCTGTGGGAGAAATGATGCTTTGTACAGCACCAGAACGAACTGACAGTAACTGAATAAAGTTCTTGTCAGTAATTTGATTTAGATCATACCTAACAAGATTTAGATTGATTTGTAGTCTATGTGCTCCAGGAGCAGTGTAATTACTAGACCCAATTGCATTATCATATAATGATTCATCTTCTTCTGGAGTTAAAATTACTTCTTCAATTTTAAATCCAATTTTTGCAGATGGTTTATTGTAATAACGATCAATTACTAAAAGTTGAGATTGATTTCTAACAAAGTATCCATTGACAAAATAAATTCCTTCTTCTACCTGTACAGCAGAAGCATATCCCATTGCAGAACTTTCAATGGATGTAGATTGATTTGTATCTGGATTTGATACTTGAATACTAGTAGGAAGAACACTACCGTCAGTTCCTACAACTAGCAATGGCGTATTAATGCCATCAACAACTTCTAATGTTTCACCTTGTCTGAAAGTTTCTTCATTACCAGCATCACCACTGTTAGTATAGTTTACATAAACAACATCAGCAGCAGATTCTGTAGCAGAGAATGCCTCTACAACAGTACCAATAACACCTGAAGTAAGACCTCTCAAACTTAAAGATTTAAGTTGACTTACATCATATTTCTTATATACAATCTCTCCATCTTGATTGACAGGAATTTCTGATACAGATGATAGCTTTACAAAATTAAGCTTAGTATTCAGTCCCACTTCACCAGGAATGACAAGTTCCCCTTGCTTAAAGGAGTACTTGCCAAACTGTTCAATCTGGTTTTGTAGAATAGATTGTAATTGAGTTAATTCCCTTGCCTGAATAGAATACCCAGGACGGAAAAGAACTTTGTAGAAATTTTTATCCTGGTCAAAATCGTCGTAGAATGGAGCTACGTTCAGGTTAGTCTTTTGGGGCATCTCGCACGATCTCTAAATCAACTGATCAGAATTCAATTACTAGCTTAATGTCCTCAATTTGGTCAGGAGCTCTAGTAATCTCTCTTCTATTCTCTATGTATACGATTTCTCCAGAGTTTGGTTCTAGCTCTGGGGTTGCAAGACCACCAGTAAATGAAATATCTGCTAGAACAGCATTCTGTGACGTATCAACATTTCCTGATGCGGTTGAAGTTGCACCGACAATTGCGTTTGCAGCGTTAGATTCAAATGGGAGAATCATGCCACCGTCAGTATGAACGCTTGCGGATTGATAATACTTCAAAATACCGTTAGTTGAATCCCATGATACTACTGTACCATAAGCAGTTCCACCTGATACAGTTTGTGAAATAGTCTCATCAGCAGTATAGTCAGCAGTTGCTCCGTTCACCTTAACAACGGAAGTACCACGTAGGGTGCTAGATGAGGCAAATGTAGTGGTTCCATACTCAAATGGGTCTTGGATGATACCAATGCGACGGAAGTCGTTATCAACAGGGAAGTCTCCTTGACCTTCATCATAGGTAAGACGAATGTTCGTCATTACTCTCTTAGCAAACAACTCATCTTCTGCATGAGAACCATGACCACCTTCGGGAGAAATGACTGCTTCTAAAGCAGCAACACCAGTGAATGCTCCAGTAGGTGCGGTTAATCCAGAATCTGTGAATAGAGTACCAGTTTGAATAATAATGTTACCGTAAGTGTAACCAGATCCACGTGCTTCCATAGTAGCACTTGTAACTGCTCCAGTACCGTCTGTAGTGAGTTTTACGACCGAACCACTGCCATCGCCCTTAACAGGTGTATAGAACGTTCCAGAGGCAGGTAGACCAGATCCAGCGTCTCTAATTACTGCAACATCAACAGCACCATCAATTGCTAGACCTTCTACTGCTACTCTTGACGTTTCTCCAGCAGCAGCAATAGGCATGAAGTCTGAAGACAGGAATGATAGAACATCACCTGTAGTCAAAGTAAACATGTGCTTCCAGATATATCCAGCAGTTCCTGATGGTTCTGTGTATACACCATTTGCAAATGTTCCTTGTCCTGCAGTTGGTTGCGATTTTGGTTCGTAAGTCGCGTTCTGACCAGTTGGGTTTGCAGGATTCTCACCATTATACAGGCACTTAAATACTTCGTAATTTGAGTTCATTACATAGAACTTTGCCTGTGAAAGACTGCTGTATCCAAGAGCAGTTTCTTGTCCAATAGCACCACCGCCACCAGGAGTAGCGGAGTAGTTTGGACGATACATGTCAAACTTTGGATTCAAAGTGAGATTCCAGTTAATACGTGGTGCTACTAGACGAGCAAAAGGACCAGTAATTCTCTTAGCAGCGATTAACTCTTCATATACAGCTTTCTTTTCAGTTAGATTGTCCAATGGCATTGGAGGAACATCTTCGGTTCCGTATCTGTATACGCCACTCTTAGCAGTTGCACTACTGGTTCCGCCAGTGATAGTAGTTCCAAAAGCGGGAGTTGCCGTAGCATTTGGAAGAATAGTATTAAGAAGCAAGCTGTTTGGATATGCTGCAGCAACTACACCGCTCCATCCACCTCCAGATACCGTCTCTCCAACCTGGAAAGTCCCATTGATGGAGAAGATTTCTAGATAAGCATCCCATCTAGAAGATCTTCCGACAAAGAAGTACATTTTGGTACGTGCCGCATCCGCGTCATTAGCACCTTCGCTTAGTGATTCTAAAAACTGTTTCGCGTTAAAAATCCTAAACTTTTCTGAAATAATAGCTGCCATAGCACTGGTCTCTGTATAGTAAGAGTGGAATCCGAGTTATTTATATTTATTTATAGGGCGTTTCTTAAGTGGTCCCCTATAAGGTGCTTGGTAATAGGTGACTCGTTAACACCTCTAGTACAACCAAGGAAACGATCTCCTAACTTAAACGCATAAGAAATCTGTTCCTTTCCTACCAAAATTGTCCCATAGTCTGGGAAATTACTGGTGTTTGCATATACAACAGCATTTGTTGCAACATAACCAGCGTCCGATTCTCCTGGTAGATCAGAAGTATCTATGCGGGATATGTAATAATTAATTGATGAGTACCCTAAGTTGAAAGGATACGCGGAAGTTGAAGATCCATCTGATGTAATTTGATATGGTTCCAATTCCGCTAGTTGAACCTCGGATACAGGAGAACCACTAGGTGCTTTGATATCTCCAAGGTGCATGAACTTAGAATTCTGCCAATGATCAAAATTGTTAAAGAATGTCAAATTCTCAAGATCTGGACTCCACATAGAGAATCCTCCCTCAACTGTTTTAATCTTCTCAATAAGTATTGAGTGAATTGGTTGAGATACTAATGTTCTATTAAGTTCTAATATAGAAATGACATCTGCACCTGTAGTAGTTATTGCAGGAACTGTTGCAACAATTGCATTTGGATTGAAGAACTGATATTCTCCTCGTACATGGAATACGGGTGCGTGTGAGATGATATGCTGAATTTCAATATTGACATCTGTGTCAGCATGTTCAACTGAAACACCAAATCCTAGAACGTTATCAATAGATTTAGTAAATTCAAAGAAAGAAGCAACATTTACTGGTGACGCTTGACCGACTTTTGTTCCTATACCTAAAGTATGGAAAGTATCAATTTTTCTACCCGAACTCTTGATAATGTCATAACCACGAGCAGTAATAACTCTAGGTGCTTTAGTATAACCAGATCCAGGATTAGTTAAAACGATGTCTATAATTTGACCTCGTGAAACAACAACTTCCGCAGTAGCACCACCACCATTCTGATTTACAGGAACAAAATGTAAGATTGGTGGTCTATCATAACCATAAGCAGTAGTCGGTTGAATAATACCTTCATCATATAGTAGTTGCAAGTCTTTTCTATTCCAAGTAATAGTAGTTACTTTGCCGTTTTCAATTTCACATGTTACACTAAGACCAACTCCATCAGAGTCGCCATTGTAATTTGATGTAGTTACAGATCCAAATAGATCGTTAGAAGTATCTTCTCCAGCATTATAATTTTTTGGATTAACATATCTTGGAAGACCTTTGATAGTTCTAAAGTCTTTTTCACCATCAATTCTAATTAAATCATTCTTATTAACATTGGCAAGTAAACGCATTCTTTCATAGAACGATTCATCTGCTCTTGGAGTGCCATACAACCAGTTAGCAGAATTCCTCTGCATTCTATAATCATTGTCAGTATCTCTAACAACTACAAGATCGTTTGTTGTACCTGTTAGTTCATACTCATCTGAAAACTCAGAATCTCCAGCAAAGAAAATATTTGAAGAATCTAGATTTGGATTTGATCCAGCAAGAGTTATAATTAAGTTCCTTGGGTCAGTTGTATAAGATTTTACATTTCCAATAAATCTCTTAACACCATTTACTTTCTGATATGCAACTTGGAATTTTTCAAATGAGTTATTATACCAAGTTTTCCAGTCTGTAAATAGATTGACATTACCACTATTACATGTAAGAATAATCTCATTGTAATAAGTATTTGATTGGAAATCAAATAAAGTTACACTTTGCTCAATATCTCTACCATATGCAATAATAATTTCAATGTTATTGTCTCTGAAAATCTTTCTTGAGAATCTAATCGCTGGTCCATTGATTGTATATGAATCTCCTTCTCTCTGAAGAACACCATCAATAAACACAAATGCAAATCTAGAATCGTCTACATTTTGTACTTTATTATTTTTGGAGTTTAAAATTAAGAAAGGACCACCAGATCCATCAAGAATACCAGATTTATCAATTTCACAGCGAATATAATTTCCTATACTGTGAGCAAAGAATTTTTCAACCGCAAGTGGTTCCTGAACCTTCTTAGTATTTTCGGTTTGACCCCAAATTGGAGGAGTTGAGAATACAACTCTATTTGGAACATATGTTCTGTCAATAGTATATGCAGCATCATGTTGCAATACACCACTTAAAGCAATGAATAGATTTTCATTTAACTCGGTATTGACAGGTGTACCATCTTCATAATAAAGATCAAAGATAGTATTCTCTCCATCAATATAATCTGGGTATGAAAGTTGCGCTGTATGTGGTCCAGTAGTCAAAGTTTCTCTAATATTTTCATATAGAGAATCTAATGAAGATGCAACATCTTCACACTCAGCAAGAACTCCATTAACCAAACCAGGATCTGGTAAGATATCTTGATTTGAAGATGACAATAAAGTAGTCCAATATCCAGAAGAATTTGGATTTTCAGGAAGAACTTCTATTCTGTCAGGTCCACCTTCTAGTATATCTTCTGCAATTTGTGCTAGTGTTGTAATAGTACTCTCAATAGCTGCACATGCAGGAGTTGTTGTATCAATACGAACTAATTCATCTTTAACTGGTGCTATAATAGTAGTTCCTGAAATTTGATTAAGCATAGCCTTAATCATCAAATCTCTTGCTTCCCGATAACCGTAAATGGTTTCGGTCAACTCTCCTTTTACATGATTGAGATTACCTTTATAATAATAAGCATTTGCAAAGTCTATAATTTTTTTGTTGCCGCCAAAACGTAAACAGAAAACCATAGCATCAACCAAGAGACCAGTATCTCTAAAGCAGAAATCTTCAGTCTCAACCCATGATGTAATACCAGTGTTCTTAGTAATAGTTGGTTTTTGATTATTTTCAATTGAGTTAATTAAAATATCAAACAGCACTGTAACTGCAGCATTTACATTACTACAACCAATGCCAGAACTGTCTGCAGTTGCAGTAACATTAGGATCTGTTACAGTTCCTCTGTTGTTTAATGCTTCAATACACAGTTCACGTGCATATTCAAACGCATACACAGATTCAGTTCTTTCCCCATCTAAAGCATCATGGGAATCAAAGTACATATTAGTTGTTTCAATAGTAGCAGAGTTTCCTCCTCTACCAACATCTTCTGCGATTGCTGCAACAATAATTGTAAGATCTCGTGAACACTTATCTGTAGCATATTGTGTTCCAAATACCGTTTCTAGTTCAGTAATTGTTTGAGATACAATATCAGACAAATTATTATAGATTAATCTTCTAGCATCTTTAAATCTATAGGATTCAACAGGAGTTCTAGGATAATTAAATTTAGGGAAATTATTTGAAATCCTATGTGATACTTCCCTTTGAATATTTACTTTATTAGCTTCAATCAATACCGAAGCATCATAGAATGTACCAGTGTTGATACCACTCCAAATAAATGCCATCTGAGAATTATCTTGAACACCAACAGCAGATAAAGGAAGAGTATAATTAAATCCTGTTCCAACTTGTAAGAAAATATTTTCTGCTATTTGTATAGTTGATGCAGTAGAATCTACATCTTCAGTTGTTATTGTATTTTGTGTAATTCTTAAGAAAGCATTATTATTTGATGTATTGGAAGGATTACTCGTTTTGATTGTTCTTCTATCAATAATCTCGGAAACATAAGTACCTTCTGGGAATCCAACACCAGAACTAATTTTCATTCCGATAGCAACGTTGTTAGTATCGCTTATAGTTACAATATCTGTACCAGGAGTCCATGATACTTGGCGATCTATGTAATCCCAATTACGCATTGCTAACTTACACAATCTGACTGCATAAGCAAACGCATCAATAGTTGCTTCTAACTCACCAGAGATATAATCTAGTACACCACTTCTAAAATAAGATTCTGCTGCAGCAATAGTCTTTTCATTGCCACCAAATCTTAAATCATGCTCTAACGCATCTACAACTAAACCAATATCACGGAAACACTTTGTTCCTAGATTAGTCCATGCAAAACTAGTGTATTTGGATTGAATATAACCAAGAGTTTCTGACTGAATAAATCTTCTGTTTTGAGCTACTTGGTTTGCAGCATCAATCCAAGTTCCGCTTCTTTGGAAAATATTTCTAATTTTTCTGAGATACTTTTGATTTAAAATATCTGATTTAAATTGGAACCATCTTGCATGGAAAAGAACACCAGGAACATCCTGACCATCTTTTACAGAAGGACCCAAAGGTGGTTCTGCAAATATAATTTTATCGCCATCAAGTTCAAATGATCTTCCAGGTTCTTGTAAAATTCCGTCTAAAGTAATAGTAAGAGCTTGCTCATTATATGGAGTAATCTTATTTCCACTAGCATCTACTAAATTGAAAATAGTTTTTCCTTGTAGATTACCTTTATCACTAAAATCACCATCAAATGCTTCTGTTAAGTATACTTGATTAGAAAGAATTTCTGAATTATTGAAAGATTCAAGAGCGACTGATCCAACACCTCTTTCTACATTGATCTCTTTTACTAAGGCAATGCTCTGAGTAATTTTCTTACTAGTCTTAACAACCGAAATTTTGTTAACACTTGGATTCCAAACCTGTAGTACACTTACACTATTGTATGCAGGTGCTTTAGGTATCGCAACATTTGAATTGGATTCAATTAAGATTTCACCAAATACTTTAAATCCAGCAGGGTGAGTAGTAGACTTAATTAAAGATCTCCAAGTATCAATAGAAGTTTTTGATTTTACAAGATATGAATAATCTTGGTAATAATATGAATCGGAAATTTTTTGATTTTGATCACTAATTTTTCCAGAGTCAGATTGGAAATAACCTTGGTTATCATAGTATGATCTAATTTCTGGAACATACTCTGTAAATCTAACAGAATTTAAGGTTGCAGTTTTTTTCCTAGAAAGACCTTTGATTTGCAATCCAGTTCTCAATACACCTTTAATGCGATCAACTGTTAAAATATTTGAATTAGATCTCCATGATGTTACTCTTGCTCTAGCAACTTCAGTATTGCCAAACATTTGAACAATTGTTTCGCCAACTGCAAATGAATCTGATTCAAAGTCTGAAAGAGATAGTGCATAATTTGATCTGAATGAAGAAGATAAAGTCTTATCATTATGATAAGAACCACCATTATTAATTACAGTGATATTTCTAGGAACACCAATTTCATTACTGTCAATGTAGCACTCAACATCAGACTCAGCAATTTTAATCGTAGGTGCTTCTGTGTAGTTAGAACCAGGATCTAAAATTTCAATACCAGTAACTTTTCCTCTGTCATACAATGCAGAAAGTTTTGCATTACCTTCTACAGTAATAACTGGTTTTGTATAATTACTGCCAGTATTGCTAAGGTCAATACCAAAAATTTTACCATCCTTGATTGAACATGTAGCACGCGCTTGATAAGAGAGAGTTGGAACTACACCAAGAATTGTAGGAACTTTTTTATAGTCTCTACCAATATTGGTAATACCTATTGTATTAATTTCTCCGATGGAAAATCTAGATCTTGAAATATACGTGATAGATCCTGTACCATCATGTGTTGCAGAGATTGGTGTATTATAGACAACTTTAGTTGAAGTAACATAAATTGCTGTTTTACTGCCCTGCAGTGGATCTGTAATTAATTCTAAGAAAGCATCTTCAGATTGTACATTTTTATTTTTATCGTAATAAAAATACTTTGTATAAGGATTGTCAACTTTAGTGGTATAATTATTTGATGCTATTCTTGGTCCATATCCAAATTTTACATCTACACCATTAGTGCTATAATTTACCTCAGGTGTTACAAGATTTAAATTTTTACTAGGAGAGAAGTCTAAACGTACATTACTCATTGATGAATGAGTAGTATCAAAATTATACTTGTAATTGTTTTTTAATTCTAAATTTGGATTTCTAGTAAACGATGTATTATCTAAAGAAAATTCAAAGCAAAGAGTAGGATCTGAAACTCTAATAATTTCTACCAATCTTTGATCAGCACTTTGATCAAAGAATACTGTGCTTAGAGTAACTTCATTAATATTTGAAAGAGTTTTATTGTAATCATAGACAAATACTATTTCTTGAGTATCTCTATCATATGATAATACTGTAGCACCAGTTGCTAACTGGAGACCAGGACTGATATTGTATGAAGATTCATAGATTGAAACTGATGCACCATCAAAATGATCTGCAGCAGAAGTTCCATACATTCCTCTCTGAACAGTTAATGCATTTTGAGATTTTGAAATGATAGTTACAATTTCATCATTAATCTTTAAATCATCTCCGATAGTAAATCCAAGAGAACTATCAACATTCAATACTGCATTTTGAAGTGCAAAACCACTATGATCAACACTCAGTTGAAGTTTTGGTGAAGATGCATCTGTTTTAGATAATGCGGTATCCCCAACTGTCAAAATATCAAACTTAGAATATCCTGATCCTTTATCAGTAATAGTGATACCATTGACAGATCCTGTAGATGATACTACGATAGTTGCTTTGGCACCAGTACCAGATCCACCAGACAGTGCAATATCAATGTAAGTGTTTGGAGTGTAGTCATTACCACCATTTAAAATTGCAACTCTACCAATACCAGTGTCACTCAAAACCCTAGTCACACCAATGGTTTTCAGCAGTGCTTCTTGATAAATTCTAGAACGTACATAATATGTTGTTGTAGAAATAGAATCATCTGGATTGATATCAATATCAATAATATCAGAGTTAGCTACTCCATGGGCATCTGCAGTTTCTAAAATAGCAACATTGTCAGTAATTTCAAAAATACTAAGGTTATCGCTTAAAAGACTAATAGATACAATTTTAGATCCAGTGGTATTGATAAGATCAGAACTTCTTAAGAATAAATCCGAATCAACAACAAAGTTTCCAGAAAGAACCTTAATTTTTACAGTATTTTGATTAGTAGTAGTTTCTAATACTTCTGCAGTAGCAACAGGTAATGCAACACCATCTGATAGTTCTAATGTTGCACCTTTAGTGTAAGATGAATTTTGATCAAGTATTAAACTAATTACCTTGGTACTAGAAGATAAAGTATCTCCTAAATTAAAATTGCCAGAAACATTACGTAAGGCAAATCTGGTAGATGAAAATACATTTCCTACAATCTCTCCCGAAGCACCTGATAATGCTTGAGTGATTGTATCTCCTTCAAATAGATAAGCAGTTGTTTTTAATTGAATAAACAACGCTTTCGTATCTTGAGATTCAATATTTTGAACTACTCTTCCTTTTACTGAAGAAACTTCTGCTTGTGCGCCAAATCCTTCAGTATAAGAATCATCAACACATACCTCAGAACCTACAGAGAATGTATTGACACTATTATAAACAGAGACTGAAGAGATACTTCCTCTATTGACATCATCAATTCTTGCAATTGCCAAATCTCCATTTTTAGGAGTATCATTAGTTCTTAGACG